AAAAGTAAAAAGTAAAAAATATTTAATTATTATATAATGCCGATAGGCTTTGAAATAAATGATTATGATAGTGACGACGATATTAGCTCTACTGAAGACGAAATCATAGATTTACCAATTAATGATAAAAAAAATAAAAAACTTAAATCAAAAAAACAAAAGAAATCAATACTAAAGGAATCAAAAATAGTAAAGAATAAAGCAAAGGAAAAAATAAAAAGTATGGAAAGTGAAGTTAATGATTTAGAATTTTTTGAGTATTTAAAAGAAGAAAATAAGAAACAGAAGGCCGTATCATTTAGTAATGATGAAGTATCAGGATTTTTCACAGATAATGAATTGAAAGCCCAACTAGAAGAGTTGGATAAATTACAAAAATATCAACAATATCAATGGCAAACGCAGGATTTCACACATGAGACTACTCGATCTTCAATAATTTCAAATAATATCAAATTTTCAATGAATAGTATATTTAAAAGAAGAATAAATCCTAATTCGAGAACAAAAACCCTGAGTACTATATATAGAGTAAATACAAGATTGCCTATTATGAAACAACAAAAAAAACCAAAAACATATAGAAATATAGGGTCTATGTGGTAATAATTTATTAATATTATGTAGTAATAAATTATATTATGGGAAGTGGAATAAGTAAACAAAATAAATTTGGTTGTCCCGAAGATATATGCATTGATGATTTTGAAAAAATGAAGTTAATATTTAAACAACTAGAAAAAAACAAACATTATGAATTAGAAAATAAGGAGTTATATCAAATATCAGATATACATATTAAAATAAAAATCAAGGAATTAATGAATGATATAAAAATGCTTGAATTTAACAATAAAAAGTTTATATTAGAAAAAAATTTAGAATATATATTGAATAAAAATTATGAATTTAAGGAAAAACTTATAAGCGAAAATATATTAAGAGTTGAAAAAGAGAAAAATGAAAGGAAAAAAGAAATAGAAATATTAAAAAAAATGAATAAAAATGAAAGGACAACGTTATTTAAACGCCGGGTTTCTATTAAGGGTTCATATGATTTTGAACTATTTTGTGAGTATATGAAAACGCATACACAAGAAATACATAATATTAGAATTATTACACAAAATGGAAAATTAAATGAACTTAGACTTCAAGTGAATTCTCCAAATTCACAACCCAAGAAAAAAATCGAATGGTGATATTAATATTTTAATATATATTAGTAAAATTGATTAAAAAGAAATCAATATAATATACTATAAAAATGAGTAGTTATTTGTTTCATAACAATACAGCGAGTCTTAATGATTTATGGTTTGAGTCACACGCAAGTGTGCTCAAGATTGTAGCAATGGAGTGTGGTGCAGTTGATAAAATTCCTGAATTAATGGAGAAAATATTAGGTAGTAAGCTTAAGATTAAAGCCCCCAAGGATCCAAATAAGCCTAAGAGGGCCAAGACATCGTTTATGTATTATTGTGACGAACATCGTCCGGGACTTTTGGAAAATGAGAAGAAAAAGGGAGTAAAAATTAACATTGGAAATATTGCTAAGGCTTTGGGAAAGTCTTGGAAAAAACTAAAAGATGCAGACAAAGGAAAATGGAATACTCTAGCATTAGCAGACAAAGAGAGATATGAGAAGGCTATTGCCGAGTATAACGATAAAAACGGACTTTAATTGATTTAATAATAAATAAATATAAAATTTTTTTTTATTAAATGCTTGTTATGTATATATATATATGAATGCTCAAAATAATTTTTTACTTGAAAAAATAAGAATAATGACTAGACAAATAGAAGATAATTTGAAAAAAAAAAATACTGAAGGTAAGAAGGAAGAAGAAAATAAAAAATTAATTAAACAACCAGCCGGTAAAAGGGTAAACAGAGTAGATAATTCAACTATTAATTGGAGTAATTCTTTGAGGAGACCTTGGTAGATAATTGATTTTCCAATTTCTTTATACGATCTCTTAAAACAGAATTCTCTGTCGCTAGTTTTATTGTATCTACATATTTTTTAGAATAAATAGGAAACCATCTGTTATTTTTACAAATAAAAGGCCCACATTTATTATAATAAGTTTGTTTCCAAGTGTTGAATAATTTAAACGCTAGTGTAATGGAATTTTCTGTAAAATTATAAAATTTAGCTATATTAACATATTCAATAGCTGTTAAACCGGGATATGATTCTAACATATTTTGTATATTTATATAAGTATCTTCTGTAAAATCAAAATTTATTTCAGAACATTCTTTTACGGTCAATCTTGGACAGTTTTTAAGATAAGAAGTATCTTTGTTTTCAAGATGTCGTGTTGTATGAGCCATATTAGTATATTATACGGTATTTTATATTAATATTTTTATATGAAAATATTAATTCAATTTTCAAAACTCATTTATTTTTAAGTATATGGGATTATCATACAACATAGGAAGGCATCTACCAAGAAATCTGGTTTCATATTTATATATTAGTAATTCTTTTTGCTGACAAGTAGGACAAACCTTTTTTTCTTGTGCTTTTTTATTCCAATTACAAATACATTTATAATGATATTTTTTCATACAAGAACAACATTGAACATATTTTTTACTACTATCTATAACTTCAAAACAAATTATACACTCATCTTCATAATCTTCTTTCAAATTCATGGTTTTATACATATATATATATATATCAAATAACATTTAAATTAAACTATATTAGGTAACGGATTTGGTATCATAATTGGTATTGGAGTAATAATATCATTTTTTTCTTCTTCTTCACATTCATTTTTTTCTTGTTTATCTTCAATGGATAACATATCTTCGTCAATAATATTAAATGAACTGAATTCAGTCATATAAGCACTTAATGCTTTATTATTTGCTATTGAATGAGTTGCTATATAGTAACAATTGTATATTTTCATTAATACAAGGATCATGTAACTAGAATATGGGACAAAACCTACTGTCCAAAATACTTCATCATTGTAGAGAATAATATTTGATATTACAAAATTTATGATAAAAATAAATAAACAACCCAAAGTTGTATTTTTATACAATCGATTGTAATAATGTAATGTATTACTTAATTGAGTATTATCTTTTAAAATAATTGCTAAATTATTATCACTTACATTATGATCAATATCAAAATTATGAACGCACCAATTTTCACGTCTTAATTCTGCTATATAAACAGTTATAAACGATAATACCGTTATAAAGTTAAATACTAAACCACTTAAATTAACGCTTTCAGTGTTATATAAGTTGTCTGTTATACTGCAAATATGATCATCGCATCCACGTGGTACAAATAATAATACCATAGATCCCATTAAAACCTTGTAACTTTGTAATAAAAATGTAAACGCAATTTTTATACGTTCTTTACAATCAACATCAACTTTCATTATAATTAAACGATAGCAAAAAAAATAAAGCATAAAATTGAATAGTATCTACATAATAACAAAAATATTATAAAAATAACCCTACATACATCAAGATGAATGAATGTCTATTATGTACCGAAACATTAACAATAAAAAATGTTATTAATACAAATTGCTGTACGATGCCTTGTTGTAAGGATTGTTTCTTTAAATGGACCAAAGTAAAAAATACTTGCCCGTGTTGTAGAGAAAATATATTTTGTAACTCAAAAGAAAATAAAGAAATTATGAATATGAAGGAACTTTTGTCTCATCGGTCAAGTATTATTAGTCAAGTAGAAGGAGCATATGATGAGTTAGAAAGAGTAAGGGCAAGAAATATAAGAGTTCAATCAAATATTAAACTATTAAATAAAGAAATTAATGAAAAGAAAACACAATTTAATGAACTGTTGAAAATAAATAAAGGAAGATATGGTCTTATCAAGTATATACAATTAAAAATAGATGAAACATTACATCGTAAGGAAGAAGAAACGAGGGTAAATAATCGACAACTTATGTATCATTATAAGAAAATTCTTTGTTTATTTGTTGGTGCGAATAAAAAAGATAATAAAAGATTTAAAAATTCTATTAGTTTTGCTATAGCTATAAAAAATTTTATAATTCAAGAGAGAAAACGTAAAAATAGGGAAATTAAAAGGCAAAAAAATAAATATAATTTTAATAAAATGAATTTTTCAAGTAGTTTACGCTCCTTATTTTACGAAGAAGACGAAATGGATGATGAAATGCCTGAGTTAGAAGAAATATCGACACGTAATATGTATCGATCAGTTGAAGATAGACTATTATTACATAATCAATTGGAAAGGTCATTTAGAGAATATTTTATAACACACAGGCGATCACGAAATAATATTATGCGATAAAATTGAATTAAAATAAATGATAATAAATTTTTTTATTAAACAATGAATACTATTATTATTGAAGACGACCATCTTGGGGAGATTGAAAGTGATATTGAATCTTCAACAGATACCGATAATAGCGATGATACTGTAGAGACCAAGGAAAATGAAATTGTCCGCTCTTATGTAAACAGTGGAACAAATACGGAGCGAGAATTTGGGGGAAATTGTATGGTATGTTACGCAGATTTGCATATATTTAATACTGTAAATATGGAATGTGGTCATACGATGTGTAGTAAATGTTTTCCACGTTGGATGACTACTAATGCGAGTTGTCCAAGTTGTAGATATAAATTGTCTACACGTATTCAACTTACAAATGAAGAATATAATCGCGAAATTAGTGATATTAACTCAAAGTATTTATTTACTGCTGATAGATTTTTCAGGCGTCACAAAGAGTATGTGAATCTTAAACGCACGACGGATGCTTTAATGAAGCGTCAAATTTCTCTATATGAGCAATTGGAATATACTGAGGGAGTGCTAATTGGAGCTTCTATGGCTATTGAAGAAATAGATATGGAATTATCCGAGAAAGAGAAAAGAATGTCTAGACCATTAATTACATTTAAAAAGGAAATGAAAAAAATTACTTGGATGAATGGGTATAATGATGGATATACACGTGGGGTTAAATTAATTCATAAACAACAAGATATGGTTTATGATGTATTAGATATTACACGCGGTAATAATCTATTTGATTATGGATTCACGAAAGTAAAAAAAGGAGAAGTAGATCTTGAGTATGGTGAAAAATACCGCAATAAGCATAAAGAAAAAACAAATAAAAAGGTAAAGAGAAGTTGTAAACGTAATAGGGTAAATACAAGTGAAGAAGAGGATGATGATGTTAATTATGATTTAGTTGATGAAGAAGTTGTATAAAAAATGATTTAAAGAAATTATATTATAATTAATTGGAGTGAGAGTATTATATCTAGTGCCTGGTTACAAAATTTTTTATTGCTTGAATAGCTCAGTTGGTTAGAGCGCACGACTGTTAATCGTGAGGTCACAGGTTCGACCCCTGTTTCGAGCGTCAAATATATTTATATTTTACACGGTCAAGTAAAATACAAATACTAATATCTGAAAATTGAAAACTTTTTTTGTTATGTAAATAGGTTCATACTCACAAATATTATCTTTAAGTAAACGAACTTAAACAAACCCCTTTTATATATATATTATGTCTAACAGAACTCAACGTCAATCAAGTGGTGGTCGCGGCAGAGGCCGTGGTAGAGGCCGTGGTAGAGGCCGTGGTCGCAATAACCGCAGATGGAAACGTGTAGAACAAAAGGTTGCTCCAAAATATGAAGGTCCAATGGTAGGAGGTAGTGAATGGATAGCACAGCGCACAGTTCGTTATGAAATGGATAAAAATAGAAAAACAATTGAACGTCTTGAAACTTTTGGAGATTTAGATAATACGTGTGATATTAAATTTCTTCCATCTACAGAAAAAATTGTAGATAATAGTGAAGATAATAAGTATCGATATCTACAAGAAGAGATGATGGATAATGGATGGGTTCTAGAGGCAGAACAAAATGGAGAAAAATATTTTACTCACGCAACTTACAGAGGTAAGAAATTTCAAGTATATGTTTATACACTTTCAAATAAAAATACAATTATGCTTCCAATTATTTCACAGACAGAAGACGTAAAAGGTCTAGGATGTTCTGTAAATATCAAGACAAATGGTATGGGATATGAGATAACGTCTAATAGATGGGTCCGGGTTTGGGAGGGCAGGAAAGGAAAACGGACACAAAAGTATAACGAGTATTATAATGCGCGACAGAAAAAGAAGAAAGAGTATGATGAGATGAACAAAAAGAGTGTTAATAATAAGTAATTATACTAAAATTGATATATAAATATTATAAAATTTTTTTATTATATTATTTAAAGCAAAATGGTGAAGGATTTTATTATTATGTGTAGGACCATTTATACACCTATTCATGGAGAAGAATTGGTAAAAAGAGTGTTTTCATCAATGACTGAAGATAAGTTAAATAAAATGGTTCATATTTATAGAGAATGTCCAGCATTCTCTTGGCAAAATATAGATAATTATTTAATGGAAAATAATTCTAAAAATACAATAACACTTGGAAATGGGAAGCAAGTATCTATTTCAACATTTTATAGTAATGCTATCCAGCATTATATTCTCAAAGATTATTAATTCTAGAAAATTGATTTAAATTACTTATAAAATTATTTTTTTATATTCAAAATGAGTAAAAAAATAAACTGCCCGTTATATGGTTTTATATCAATTACACATCGTATGAGATGTATAATTGATACCCCTGAGTTTAAAAGACTTCATAATTTAAGACAACTTGGATTAACTTATTTAATTTATCCCTCGGCCAATCATACACGCTTTGAACATAGCTTAGGAGTTAGTCATTTAGCAAAAATTTTAGCAACTTCTTTACAAACAAATCAACCCGAGTTACAAATTACAGATAATGAAATAGAATTGATACAAATCGCTGGATTAATTCACGATATAGGACATGGTCCATTTTCACATTTATACGATGATGAGTTTTCACCATCATATCACCACGAAAAGCGTGGCCAAGATATACTATCTAATATGTTAAAAAAATATAGTCTTCCTTTTTCAGAAAAAGAAATTAATTTTATAAATGATTGCATTGAACCTCCAAAACATTTAGAAAGAAACTATAAATATCAAATTGTAAGTAATAAACATTGTTCTATTGATGTCGATAAAATAGATTATATTCAACGTGATAATTATCATTTAGGATTTGGTTTAAATGAAAAATATTTGAGATTAATTCACGATTGTAGAGTTGTTCAGTTTAATGGATCTTTGGTTTTAGGATGGCCTAATAAATTAGAAGATGAAGTATTGTCTTTATTCGCAAGTAGATATAGATTACATAAAAAGGTATATAATCATCATACGGTTAAGGCAGGAGAACATTCTTTGAAAAAAATTCTAAAAAAAGTTTTGAAATTTCAAATTCCATGGAATTCTCTTACAGATAGCATTATTAGTATGCCTGTAGACGATGAAATCATTAGAATGAAAGATTCATTTGATAGAAGAGAGTTTCCCAAACTTTTACACGAAGATGTTTTACACGAAGAACAAATGTCTAATATAGGCAGTATTATGGAACAAAGTTACATGCAATTTATAGAAAAAATGCGTAAAAAGAATTGTAAATTGTATTTTAAAAAAATTAAAATTGGATTTGGTTTTAAAAATGTATTGAAAAATGTTGTATATTTTAAAGGTTCTGACTACACAGGATATAATGTAGAAAAATATAATACCTTTATGGCTCCTTCTACTACAAGTGAAATACTTTTTAGAATATATGTTGAAAAGCCTTATTTAGAGGTTTGTAAGTATGAATTTGAAAATATTATGGAAGATAATATAAATGGTAGGAGTTTTAATTAGTGGGGGAGATTCTCAAACAATTCGTGTAAATTTTAATGAAATTGTTGAACATGATGGTGAAATATTAGGAATGATTTATTTAAAGGTTACTTCTAAAAAATTTTTTTCAAAATGGAGTGAACGTTTTTTTATGTTGCGTCGAAGCAAATTAATAATTGTAAAAAGAAAAAGCAACGGAAAACCAAAATATGTAACAACTAAAATTTTAAAATTAGATAAATGTGAATTATCAGGTATAACAAAAATAAATGATAAAATGGTATTTACACTTTATTATAAAAATAAAAGAAAATATGTATTTGGGACAAAAAGTATGGATGTATTTACAAAGGTATATAGTGCGTTAGAGAGACGAATATTTAATACAAAAAATTTATTAAGTCTAGATAAACTTGACGAAGAACTTCCACATTAAACACAAATAGAAGAAGAGTTGTACTGATATATAGTATCGACTTCATCGTCTGTTTCACAGTCTGTTTCGCAGTCTGTTTCGCAGTCTGTATCTTCATCGCAAGATACTAATTCCGGCATCGAACTATAATCTTCTTCCTGATCTAGAGGATGGACTATTTGTGTATCTTCTTCGGTTAAGTCTATATAATTGATATTTTCTTCATCATTTTCTGTTTCGTTTTCCAAATTTATAGACCACGTGTTTTCATAATTATAATAGGTTGAACTGCAGAAACGGTCAATTGATAGTTGTATCCTATATGGAGAAAAGCTAACAATATCAGCAAAGTCATGAATATCAAATATTTTTTCATCACAGTAGTCGTCAGAAATTGTGTCCAAATACTGAAGCGTGTTATTGCGTTCTTCAAGTGGAACTTTTTGAAAAGCATTACAGTTATTTTTAAGTTTTGTAATAAGTTGTGAAAATTTACACTCAAGCGTGTCTGGAGAAGGATCTGGGATATGAGTATCCATAAGAGCATTGAAATAAAAGTCGTCGGCAATTCGTTCAGCTACCAAAGACAACCATTCCCACACAACTTTGTTCCAATGGGCGTGTTCATTTGGGACAGAAGACTTTGAAATATTCGTCATTTTTGCGAAAAGAGTTTTACCAAGGGCATATGAAAAGCAAGTCATGATTAATTGTACTTGTGTTTGTTAGTGCTGATATGTTAATGCTAATAATGTTGTTCAATTTTCCACAAACATAAAAAAAAGAACTAAAAAAAAGTCCCTGGTGGATATATTATATTAAGTAAATATAATATGTCTAATAATACTTGTTTTCTTTCAAACAATACTGCGTTAGTTATATTACCAGGTTCTTATATTATAACTTTTTTATTTGGAATATTAACGTGGCAATTGTGTGGAAAAAAATTTTGTAAACGTAATCCACAGCATAGAAATATATTAGATGCTCCAGTTTATAATAGTGTTTAAGCTAGACTAATAGAACCTATCGACTTCCCAAAAGGACCAGATGTTAGAGGTTCATATTTTAATTCATTTCTGTGTGGTGCTATTTCAGGAACTTTCTTATTAGATAATTGGTCTGTAATAACTACCTTAACTATTCTTGCTCCTGGTATGTTCTCTTTTAAATATTGATTTCCGCGTTTAATCATTGGTTTACACCCAAAATATACAAGTTGTTTTTCTAGATGCCCTACAAACATATATATATCATTTTCTAGTTGTTTTGTTAATACATCGTATTTCTCAGGTTGTATTTCTCGAATCATGTTTAGAGCATCTAATTCAACGTCTACACCTTTTTCTTTTAGTTCTGGAATATCTAAAGGACAGTCTACGCAACAAGATTGTCGCATAGAACTATCTATATATAAAACATATTCCTTCTTGTGAGGAATAGTGTGAAGACTCATCATATTTCCTGAAGCATCCATCGTAGTCAAGTTTAATTATTTATACATTATTATAATACTCAGTATTTTATTCAATTTTTTGAATGAAATTAAAATTGAATATTTTGGTTTTCTACATATATTTACTATAAATGAGTATATTAAGTAAATTAAATAACGAAATGTCAAGTAAAACTTGGTCTTTAACTGTCGGAAATGGGGGTGAAAATCATACAGGAATGGAATTTTTGGGAAGTTTGAGAAATAAAGGGGAAGGATGGGATATAAATAAGCTTAATTATGGTAAGAAAATTTTGGAGGATATTTTTGGAAAAAAAGTGGATTTATATAATTTGAATGAGTTGTGTCTTGAAGGAGTGGAAATTGAGGAAAGTAAGAGACCAAAAGATGCTTATTTGATGGTAGTAAGAGACTTTTTAGGTAGGAAACAACATAAGGCTTTTATTAAGGAAATGGAAAGTTATGAATGGGATAGAAAATATTATGATACAAGAAGGAAAAAGGTCCTTAACAAGAATGCACGGGCGAATGTGTGTTATGGTCCAACTGATAGGCAACCTGATTATGAGAATAAGAAAGGTACTATTATTGGGTATGAGCGTTCACCTTTAGTTTTAAGGTTAAAGGAAAGTGTTGAGATTTTAATGAGGGATAATGACCTTATAGTAGAGGGTAATCAGTATGATGATCCTAAAAAAAATGGAATTGGTCCTCATGGTGATACGGAAAGGGTTTGTGTAGCTTGTTTAAGGGTGGGAGCAAGTATGCCGATGAAGTATGGGATGTTTCATAATAGTAATATGGTAGGTAAGTCTTTTCAAACTGTAATTAAGGGAGGTGATTTGTATTTTATGAGTGAGGAAGCCGTTGGGGCAGGATGGAAGTATCGTAGTAAATATATGTGGAGACATGCGGCAGGTGCTGATAAATACCTTAAAATGAAGGGTGAAAAAATATAAAAAAAAAATTAAAAATGGAACAGGTGCTAAGGTTTTTTTTAATACTTAAAAAAATATTTACAAAGATAATTTAAAGGTATGACCAATGATTCTATATAATATATAATATATGATTACCTCCCATTTCAAAAAACAAGATAAGAAAAAAAATGTCATTACTAAGACACGGGAACAAATTGCAATTATTGCCTATACTTTAATGTATATGCTAATAGAAGGTGTTCCTGGTTGTGGAAAAACTGAAACACTTGTTTTAAGATTAGTAGAACGATTAAATGATGAAAATGCTAAGAAGGAAAATATAATAATGTTGACTAAAGTTACTAGTGTTACTGAAGAATTAGTCAAACGAATTAGAAAATATATTCCAAAAATTAACTTTAAAAAACAAGGTAATAGTAGAATGTGCGCTCAGTACAAAGGCCATAATATTGAAATATGCAATGTAGATGCTTTTATTGATTGTCAGTTAAGAAATCATGAAAGCAAAGGAAAAAAATTTCTATATAATTCAGATGATATTATTAAAGAAGAAACACGGTCTTTGAAAGATTTTAAAAGTGGCTTAGGTAGAGATCACAAGCGAAAAAAGGAAATTTTTTCTTATTTAGTTAGGGAGAACAAAATTCAAATAGTAATGAAAAATAGTACACACATAGAAGAAAAAAAAGTGGATAGATTAATTTTAGATGAAGTTCAAGATTTTAGTCAAGAACAAGCAATTATTTTTTTATTGTTAATAAAAAAAAATAATTTATATTTTGAAGGTTATGGAGATAATTTACAAAGTATATGGTATGAATATAGTGAAAATGACTTTACATATGGTTATCCTAAAATGACATTCCAAATTTTACAAACTATAGAGTCTATGAAAAAATTTACACTTAGTAAATGTTTTCGGTGTCCATACAATCACTGTAAGTTTTTAGAAACTATAAATAGAAAACCTAATATAAAATATAATAGAAAGCCAATTAACTCTTATGCTGAAAAACCTAAAATAGGTGAAGCAGATAAGCCTATGTATTTTTCACATCCTCCTCTAGGTGGGATAAACGCTAGTAATAATTGTCGAATTACTGCTAAAATTATTGTTGAAATTATATTATCTGTATTATCAAATGATAAAAATATGAACATTGGTAAGGTTATGATTCTTCTTACTAAAATAAATAATAGTGTACTAGTATCAAAATTAAAAGAAGAATTACGAAAAAATAATCTCCTTTGTGTTGCTTATGAAACAAGAACAAGTTCTGGAGAGGCAATATCTATTGATATGGATTTATTGAAAGAAGAAAAATGCTCTCATTGTAATAAAAATTTTAAAAAAAAATCTTTCATCTGTGGAAAGTGTGGAAAAGAAAGAAAACAAAATAAAGCAGGGATTATTTCTGGACATGGATATAAAGGCGGTGAAAATATGCTTATAATCGCACCTGGATTATCAGAAGGAGCTTGTCCTACGCTCAACCATCCAGGAACATCTAATGAACTTAAAGATTTCTCTGTTTTTAATGTAAATTCTTCTAGAAGTAAAAAATATTTTTTCTTTGGTTCTAATACCAAACCTTCTAGATATATAACAAATAATATGGACGATCTGCCAGATTATATATATATAACTCAGGATTTTCAACAACACATGAAAAAGAATGTGATTCCAAAAAGCTATGGAAAAATGAAAAAAAAACTTAAAAATTTATTGGAACATTATGATGGACATGTCGATAATGATGGACATGTCGATAATGATGGACATGTCGATAGTATAAAACAATTAGAACTTAATTATAAAAAAGAAGGAACGAAAGAACAAAGACTTAAAAAAGAGTTTCATTTTTATAAAACTATAGCTATAAATGAATTAACTATGCCTACCGTTTATAAAGAAGTATTAAAAAAATTAAAAAAAATTAATATACAGGAAAATTGTCCTCATTTAAATTATCCGCTGAATTTTTTGTTAAAAAAGAATGAAACTGAGTTAAATATACCCAATGAGAGTAATTTGACTGTTACAAAAGTAAGCGAGGCATTCGATAAAATTAAATCATTTAACAATATAAAGGATGATTGTATTGAAATAATTCCAGGCACTTTTGGAAATAATTGTGATATTAAGTATAAAGATATTTCAGCATCTCGCACACTAGGTAATTTACCTAATGTATTTCTCAGTTTACGACAAGATAATACGTTTTATCATTGTTTAAAAAATATTATTGAGGGTGATGTTCTTTTTATTGATGTAAATGAATGTCCAGGAATAATAGATGTTTTAAAAGATAATTTTGGATTCAAAGATTTTTTAAAAGGAATATCTTATTTAGATATTAGATTAAAAATGAGTGAAAAATCTGATTATTTAACTAAAAATAACAGATTTTCCAGAAAATATCAGGATATGATTGATCATTTGGAAAACTATGTTTTTAAACTAAATGGTCG